GACGTATCTCATTGAAGACCCAGAAGAATAGATAGGCAACGCGCAGGGAGGCATGGCGAACAGATGCCTCAACACACTATATGTAGTATACTAACACCACAGAGAGAAACACCATGCCAGACAACAGATGCGTAGAGAGCGGAGGGTACTTCATCCCAATCAACAGTCCCGTATTTGGGGGCGTGAAGAAGAAGTACAAGTGCAGAAACCCAGCGTTCGCCCAAGCTCTGGTGCTTCGTGACCGAGGCCGGTGGGTGAATATGCCAGACGAATACGTCTATGCATGCCAGACGATTCCTCTGTGGCACGAGTGGGGCGGCGGCCTGATGATTCCTCGGGGCATTGACCTGGGTGAGTACGGGCTGGAGAACATCAACCGCACGACCTTTCCCACACTAAGAACAGAAGACGAGCGCCTTGAGTTCGTTCAAGGCATACAACTAAGGGACTACCAAGCCGAGGGTGTGGACGCATTAGAGCGCAAGGAACAGGGCCTTATCGTTGCACCATGCGGTGCGGGTAAGACGATGATGGGCATGGGTGCCATACTTCGGTACAATACTCGTGCTGTGATTCTGGTTCACACCAATGATTTGGCAGAGCAGTGGAAGTCTCGCATCGAGGCTCAGGTTAAAACCTGCACGGGTGGAGTTCCAAACGTCACAGTGTGGGGCGGTGGCAAGAAGGATGACACAGGCCAAGTTGTCATTGCGATGTTCCAGTCACTATCTAAGATGCGCTTTGATGAGATGCTCGAGTTCGGTAAGCAGTTCGGTGTCTGCATCGTTGACGAGGCTCACCACGTACCAGCGGCGACGTTCAGTGAAGTAATGATGGGCATGCCTGCGAAGATACGGCTGGCGCTCACCGCTACACCTGATCGTCCTGACGGCTTGAGTGACATCCTGTACTGGCACTTTGGTGAGACCCTCAAGAGGATCACCACGCCAGAGCTCATCGAGAACGGAAGCGTCCTTGCTCCTCTGGTAAAGTTCACCGCGACTTACTGGAAGCCCAGCGGGAAGAAGGACTGGATTAAGATGATCAACGACATGTGTTCGGACGTTGATCGGAACGAGCAGATACTCAGCATGGTTGAGAATATGGTTAGCAACGGTCGCCAGGTTCTGGTGTTGTCCGACCGAGTTCAGCACTGCGTTGACATGGCAGAACAGACTGCAAGTCGTGGTATCAGTGCTGCTACCTTGGTTGGTAAGATGACCAAGAAGCAGAGGGCAGAGGTGCTCGAGCTCGCCGACAGTCGTGAGATCAAGGCACTGTTTGCTACTACGGTTGCCGACGAGGGCCTCGACCTGCCGGGTCTGGACACGTTGATACTGACCACGCCGACGAAGTCTATGGGTCGCATCCAACAGCGCATTGGTCGCATCATGCGTCGGGCAGACAACAAGAAAGATCCCATTGTCATTGACCTTGTGGACGCTGCTCCAGCGCTGTTCTACATGCACAAGAAGCGATGGAAACTCTATACGGACATTGGATGTACCGTCGAAAGAATAGCGGTAAGAGCGTCATGATATGTACACAGTGTGGAGAGCAAACGACGGTAACGGCTACACGTTGTCCAACAAGACCGGGGAAGGGGTCCGAAGTAAGGAAGGCAGCCAAGGTTGTCGATTGGTACACATCAGATTTCGCGGTTCGACTTCGAAGATGTAAGACCTGCAATACAAAGTGTATGACCGTCGAGCTACCGATAGAGGACATCGTTGCGATGATCCGAGAATCGTCCGATGGGCATGCGCCAGATGAGTTGATACAGAGACAGCAATGAGAGAACAACTACTAACAACAAAGGGTGAATAATGAATCGCGTAATGATAGTCGGCAACCTGGGGCAGAAGCCTGAGGTACGCCAAGCAAAGAGTGGAACGTCTGTGTGTAGCTTCAGTGTTGCAACGACTGAATCTACAAAGAAGGGTGACCAGTGGGAAGAATACACTGAGTGGCATCGTGTTGTCGTGTTCGGCAGAGTCGCTGAAAACTGCGCCAAGTACCTCGACAAGGGTAAAAAGGTCGCCGTTGACGGTAAACTTCGAACGAGTTCATATGAGGACAAGCAGGGCAATCCTCGCAAGAGCACAGAGATCATTGCTGACAAGGTAGAGTTCCTGACTAAGGCAGACAAATCAGAGAGCACATCTCAGGATAGGCCTGCCTCGAGCAACGACTATGGCAACGATGGGATTCCGTTCTAATGATTGACTACCACGACATCGAAGCAGTCAAAGAGAAAATCGGTGATCGCAAGGTTGTCGTGTCAGTCAGTGGCGGAAAGGACTCCACAGCTACGTGTCTATATATGAAGGAGCTTGGTCTCGATTACGAGGCCATCTTCTTCGACACGGGCTGGGAGCACGCCAGCACCTATGAATACTTGACTGACTACCTGCCCAGCAAGATCGGACCCATTGATCGACTGATACGCAAGCGGGACATGAGAACGCCGGAATTGGAAGCATTGGCCCAAAAATACGAAACCCGGCTTGGGTGGTATTCGCCAATGGTCCGGTGGGTAATATTCAAAGGCATGTTTCCAACCCGTCAGCGGCGTTGGTGTACCTCAGAATTGAAGGTACACGCGGCACGGGACTACCTAAAAGGCATGGACCCGGAACCGATCAACGTGGTTGGAATACGCGCCGAGGAGAGCAAAGCACGCGCAAAAATGCCGGAATGGGAATGGTTCGACGCGGGGGACTGCGAGGTGTGGCGCCCGTTGATCCGGTGGACGTTCCAAGATGTGATCGACATACACCAACGGCACAATGTGAGCCCAAACCCAATGTATCTTGGTGACAATCCGGCGGAGCGGGTCGGCTGTTACCCTTGCATCTATGCCCGCAAATCAGAGATCAAACGGATAGCCCAAAAGTCACCGGACAGGATCGCATTGCTGGCCGACTTAGAAAAAGACATAAACGAAATACAGATCATACGCTCCGAAGCAAAGGGGGAAAAACTGCGAAACCCGCCGGCGTGGTTTCAATCACCCGGTAGCGAGATCAACCCGGCAACCGGCAAGCGTTCGGGGCTTTGCTGGCCGATCGATCGCGTGGTTCAATGGGCAAGGACCAAGCACGGCGGCCGACAGTTTGAGCTATTCGAGGCGCTACCAGGCGAACAAGGCTGTGTTCGTTGGGGAATGTGCGACACACAGGGAGAGTCAAAAGAATGATGGGGTGTAGTTCAATCGGCAGAACGCTTGGTTGTTACCCAGGAAGTTGGTGGTTCGAGTCCATCCGCCCCAGTCTATCTTAATGCTTCGACCTTAAGTTTCAGGATCTCGTTCTCACGTTTGACGTAATCAACCTCAACCTTCAAGCCAGCAACCTCCGTCATCAGTTGAATGATTTGCTCCAAGTGCTCATCGCGTTCTTCCTCCAACTTCTCGACTCTTCTTATGAGGTCATCGCGGTACATCACCTGCTCTGCCTTTTCCTCTTTCTTTACCTCTCTTTTCTGCCTCGACATGAACTCATAGAACTTGAACGCACCCGCACTGAACGCACCTGTAACGACGGCAACGGCGGCAGCGGTGGCAGTCGGCTTATCCATGGAGATCCTTGTGCATTATTTCCACTCTCATTTTAACGTATATCCAAACCCACAGGGCAAAATACACGCCTGTAACTATAAGGCTGCGCCCAACTTCGCCAACAGCGAACTCAGGGTCAGCCATTACGCTCATGACAAACTTGGTGGTCGAGAAGATGTACAGCATCAGGTAGACGCCAACGAACCTAGAGCAGGACCGGATGTTGGGAAGGCTGAACAGCATCCCCAGTGCGACCACGAAGTACAGACAGTACTGGAAGTAGGCCCACTCATTGCCCCCATCAAGGGCTTCACCGTAGCTCATCCAGAGCACTCGGTTGTTCGCAAGGTCTGCGATGTTCCAGAACAGAAGAAGGGGTCCATAGTCGTGGTAGACCAGGATATCTTTGTACGGCTGAAAGAACCTATGCATCAAAGACTCCCATGCCATTACTTTATATCCCGGAGAAGCAATGCCACTGTACTTATTTGAATGCAACGCCTGCGGTGGATTTGCTGAAGTGCTTCAGAGTTTTGCTGATAGATGGCCGAGCTGCACAAAGTGTAAGAAACAGATGAATAAGAAGCCTTCGCTTACAAGCTTTAGCCTAAAGGGCAATGGCTGGGCTAGGGACAACTACGGACTAAAGGAAAAGAATGAAACCAAATGACGCTCTAACGACTATCGTGAGTAAGAAATCTTTCCGTGGTACGGTTCTTTCTCATGTGATTTCGGACCCAGGGAATGAGACAATCAATACGATCACCGATGATTTAAACAATGATGGTGATAGGGCGAAGGTTCACCGATCTGTTTTGTGTGCAGTGACAAACCTGTCCCAGAGAGGATTGATCACGTTCGGTGCAGGTACGAAAAAATCGAACCAACCACTGCATCCCATTGTAAACGTTGCGGACTGTATGGTTTAGCGCGCAGTGTATCCGAACTTAATCTCAACATCACTGGTTGGTGCCAGAGCATTGGCCCCACCACCAGCCGATGTTGTGCAGTAGCACTGTATTCCCGTACTAGTCAGATACCCAAGTGGAGCGTAGTAATACATCGTCGTGTTTGCTGGGCAGTACAACTGTGTGGTGTGCTGTGTCGATGAACTAGACCCGCTGGCAGTGGGTATCATGTGGACATACACGGCTTCATTTGTATTCGGATTAGAAATCTCGACTGCGTATACAGTCTTATTTCCAGCCGCTATGATTTCGAGAGTAGTGTCAGCATCAATGTCCGTGACAATTGTAGTGACAAGTGGAGCTGATGCAGTGGATGTTGTGACGGCCATGGTTACCTCAGGAGCAAAGGAAGGTCAGAAGAACGGTTCCAGGGTCACCTGTATCATCGTATGCCGCAGCATCGGTTACCCAAAAACTCAGCTGATCGAATGCAAGGCCAGCAGGAAGGTTGATCATTACTGCACCGGACGAAGGAATCTCGAACATAAGATCAGGCTGAGTCGTACCAACAGTAACTGTACCGGTGGTAATCTTTATCTTGAGATAGGCAATTGCAGCTGTCTGCTGATTGGCATCTATAGCCCAGAGGGTACCTGCTCCGCCCAGCACGTCTGCGCTCACCGCATCACTGGCATTGCTCTCGTGTACGATCTTGTATGCCAATGCTGAACTTGTAAATCCGGTGACTGTAAGAGCCATTTCTACTCCAAATAAATGTGCCTACATATGGTATCAAAGTCTATACCATTCGACACGACCACGCACTCGCTAAATGTAGTGGTCTTCTTTGACAAGAAGAGTCGTGTTGACTAACGTAGCAACACCAACAGGAGAGAACAATGACTACCAATGATGACTTCGTCATTAACACCAACCCAGCGCTTCAAGCTTTAGTCGATGAGGTTGCTGATACATATCGCGAGGCCGGGCGAGTATTCGGGGTATCGCACACGCACATTTGGCACGCACTAAATGGGACAAGGAACCCGATCTCGGTAAACTTGTTAGCGAAGTACGCAAGTCGTTGTCGCACCACCGTTGGAGTTTCCATGGAGCTCTGGATCAATCAAGAAGGGCTACTTAAGTATAAGATCGAGAGACACTAACCACGCTCCCCCTGTGGCACACTCCTTCCCCCTTCCCCTTTCCCCAACATCTATATAGATGGAGATTTAATTGTGTGGTTGCATATAGCAGAGAACGTAGCAGTATCAGAGATAGCGAACAGGCTTGGACTACAGCCTCGCCGCAACAACTCCTTCGCACCATGCCCAAAGTGTGGTGAAGTCAATCGAGGGTCATCGGACAACCGTGGCCCGATCGGACTGAGGGGTGACGACAAAGGTTGGAAGTGCCATAAATGTGGGGCCGGTGGGTCTGGCATTGACATGGTCACGTATCGAATATGTGGTAGTAAATTTTCAGAGGCAGACTCCTTCAACAAAACACGAGTAAGAACTTGGTTCGATGTGAAGATTGAAGAAGGTGCAGAGGTACTCTCAGCGCCGAAAAGGATTCGAGGGAAGCGACCTCCAGTCGGTGAGGTACACAGTCTCTGGAAAGCATCGCGCAACCTCAACCAGTTGAACAGCGAAGACCAAGCGCTTAAATTTTTAAAGGGAAGGAATCTAAACCTTTCCGCACTTTCTAAGTCTGGTGTCGTTCGAATCACGCCAGACCGAAAAGACTTTGACTGGCCAGGGTGGTGGCCTGCAGGACGCAGTTCATTGTGGCGAATTGTTGCGCCCGCATTCACTGAGGATGGGGAGTTCGTAAGCCTTCACAGTAGGGCTGTTGATGTTCCAAAGGCTGGGCCTAAGACGCTCTGGCCGAAAGGATTTGAGGCAAAAGGGCTTTTCATGCCGAATAGATATGCCGTCAAGATGTTGCGAGGAGTAGATGTAGAGATCGATGGAGTTCTCTTTGTTGAGGGCATTACCGACTTTATGAAGTGTTCTGCAGAGGTTGAAGACCAAAACTTAAAAATCGCAATTCTTGCAGGTACATCCGGGTCTTTTGGGTGTGTCTCAAAACTAAAGATACCAAAAGATACAAAGATATATATTGGTACTGACCCGGATGAAGCAGGCAAGGAATACGCCAAGACGATTCAGTTGCAACTTGCCGATAGAATCTCTTACAGAATCCCACTACACCAATTCGTAGGGGAAGATAATGCTTGATATTGATGCGATCATCACAGGCCAACCGGGCGCACCGAGGCTTTCTGACTTGTTGTCTATGGCTGAGAAGGGGCATGAAGATAGCGCCCAGTCAGGCATGGACTCTAAGGTTGTCAGCCACCTTGAGATGCAGACAAGCAAGGATGGGGTTCAAAATATAAAGTCAACGGTTCCAAATATCCTGATCATCATGGAGAAAGACAAGCGTTGGAAGAAGAAGGTTTGGCTTAATGAGTTCAGTAATGCCATCTACCTTGATGAAAAACCGCTGAAAGACACAGACTACACGCGAATCAAGAGATGGATGTTCAAGCAATACGGTGTGCATTTTAGTACTGACATGATCGTTGAGGCGACTAACTTCATTGCAGAACAAAACGGTAAGAACCCACTAACCAATTGGCTCAACAGTAATGTTTGGGATGGCGTCCCACGGATGGATGAGTGGCTTGTTCGCGGGTGCGGCGCTGAAGACAACAAGCTTAACCGAGAGATTGGTCGCCGATGGCTCATACAATGTGTCGCCAGAGCGATGGAACCAGGCTGTAAGGCCGATTGTGTTCTCATACTTGTCGGGCCACAAGGGGCGCGAAAAAGTACAACATTCCGCATCCTCGGCTCTCCTGAGTACTTCTGCGATACACCGATGGATATCGGTTCAAGCAACGCCTACATGCAGATTCATCGCGCATGGATCTACGAGGTAGCAGAGCTCGACTCTATTCGCAGGGCAAGAAACTCCAGCACTAAGGCGTTCTTGTCTGCTCAAGAGGACACCTTCCGACTCCCATACGCACGCCAGACAGTGACGCTGAAGAGGCACACAGTGTTCTGTGGAACCACCAACAAGGCCGAGTTCATCACCGATGAGACTGGGTCTCGACGCTACTGGCCAATACAAGTTGGTAAGATGGATACGGACTGGACCGAACACAACCGTAGTCAGTTGTGGGCAGAGTCTGCGGTTGCTTACAAAAATGGTGAGAAGTGGTTCTTAGAGGATCAGGCCCAAAATGTTCTTGACGAGCAGTCCTCCGATTTCCGTCAGTTTGACCCGTGGCATGAAATCGTGGAGCGATACATCAGAGCAAATGGCCTGAACATGTCTACTACTGATTTGATGGAGCAAGGTTTAAAACTCGAGAAGTACCAGATGACTCGTGCATCAGAGATGCGCGTTGGCGACATCATGAGACAGCTGGGATTTGATCGAGTTCGAAAACGAGTATTTGGTGATCGGAAATATGTTTGGGTCGAAGCCAACAAAGACAATGTGATTGAAATTCAAAAGCCAGTAGCGGTAGACAATGAAGACAATGGGAGTTTTTAAAATGAAGTCAGCAGAACAAAAAGAGATGATGATATTTATCGATCGATACCTGACCGAAGAGGACAAGGACCGTATCTGCTCCAACAGTCCTGCAGGCAAGGTAAGGACATTTCCAGGCAGTGAAATGTTCTACATGTATTCAGAGTCGAATCGTGTGAAGTCATTCATTGAAAATGGTCACTACTCCAGCGTTATTGGGTTCGGCATTGACTATCTTATAAATAGGTCATTTTCTTCAAATTGGATTGACCTTGCAACTTCAGATGATGCCGAAGCTCACGCTAGGAATATGCTTCTGGATTACATAGATGACGGTCATGTGTTTGATGAGTCACAGGTCGACAAAATCTATGCATGGTTGAAGATGACACCGTATTCTGCCATGTCGATCACAACTCCGATTCGAGACAAAGTATGCGAAACCGTAGATTTACTGTGGTCAAGTTGCGTAATGAAGGGAAGAGAGTTTGCCACCCTCAGTCATGAAGTCGCAAACACAATGATGGGTGACATCATAAATCATTGGTCAGAAACAGTTATCATTCCACATAAGGGTGTCGGTACACGAAATCTTCTGGAGTAGGATCATGCCAAACATAAATGTGATTTGTGACCAATGGAACAAGCCAATGCACTGGGTGGTCACCGAAGACGATGAGTCTGCTGAAATATCAGATGAGGATGGAGACTTCGTCGTCAGTTCGATCACTCAAACAAATCTTACCGAATTAATCGAAGCACATCTCCAAAAGATACGATTGGCGGTCGCAATGAATTTGCTGATGACATCGCCTAAAAACAACGAAAGCTAAGCTTTCTTTTTCCAGACTTTCTTTGCCGGTGCTTTCTTTGCCGGTGCTTTCTTTGCTGGGGCCTTACTTGGGGCCAACTTCTCTACCGGTGCTGCAAGCTTTGACTCGAGCTCAGCGATGTATGAATAGAGTACAGCTATGACACCCGGCAACTGATACCCATGATGACACGCCTTGGCAGATGTCATGACAACTCTCATGGCCTGTACCTGATCTTTCAAACTCATTTGTGGCTCCACTTATAATCGTAAACGTGGGGATAGACCCGGCCATTCCCTGACCGATACTATACCACTAGTTGCTCTCTCAATGCCAATCGCCAACGGTAGTGATGGTGTCTTACGACCATACTCAAGGTCTCTCAGGTACCCGATACTGATTTTCATCTCAAAACGAACGAGCTCTCCATTCAACCAAGTGACAAAAGCAACACGAGTGCTTCGGCCTGGTAAGCTTTTACGATATTCAGTGACAACCATTAGACACACCTTTGATTTGGATACTATCTAAACCGATGCCTTTTGTCCATCTTAGGGTGTGGCTCCTTGACACACTTCAGGCTAAGGAGTAGTCTCACCAACAAGAGAGGAACGATGAACCAACAAGAACGACAAGCTTGGCTTACCGAGCGTAAAAAAGGCTTAGGTGGAACAGACATCGCCTGCATTATGATGGCGTGCGCTGACGAGTCCGAGAAGATTGGTTCATTTGAAAACAGTACTTTCAAATTGTGGTCGGAAAAAACGGGGCTGTTCAATACAGACGACCATGACGATTCAGTCTTGATGCGTGGTCGAGTAATGGAAAAATATGTCTGTGAGTTTTATGAACTCCACCTAGGGGAAGGGTGTAAACTTTGGGAAGAGGGACTGACATGGAATCCAACTCGACCACGTATCTTTGGTACGCCTGATCGGCTTGTAGAGCACAATGGAGTCAGATTCGGAATGGATGCTAAAACCCGCCGCTATCGACGCGGGTGGGGCGACTCTGGAACAACTGATGTTCCACTAGATGTAGAGATTCAGATGCGTGTCTACATGGAGATTTTTGATGCTCCATACTGGGACATAGCTACGCTCTTCAGCCTCGATGACTTCCGGGTGTATCGACTCGAGCGAGACAAAGAACTTGGAGGGTCTATTCTCGACGCAGCAGAGGAGTGGTGGGAAAAGTATGTCGAGAGTGAGGTACCTCCAAGCGTAGACTCCACCAGCGCATGCACGAAGGTTCTCAGTCAGTTGAACCCAAGGGTAAAAGACGAGCCGCTAAGAACCGCAACCGTCGCCGAGAAAGATCTCTATGAGAAAATTCTACACGTTAAGGAAGAGCTCAAGTTGAACGATAACAAGAAGCGGGAACTTGAGAACATTTTACGAGCAAAGATAGGAGACTCCCCTGGTATAGAAGGAGTTGCTACATGGAAGCTTGGGAAGCCTCGAAAAGTGTTCGACAAGAACTCTTTCAGGGAAGCAGAGCCAGAGATGTACCATAAGTTTTTGATTGAACAACCAGGCATAAGAACACTTCGAGTAAAGGTAAAATAGAATGACTACAGCACTTAGTACACGGGACAAAGTAACAGCCCTAAACCAATACCTTGAAAGCAAGAAAAGCAGTCTCGTAAAGATTGCGCCACGGGGAACCGACGTTGATCGGATTATTCGGGTAGCAATGTTTGAGGCCGTGAAGAACGAGAAGATCGTTCAATGCAGCCCTACTTCCGTATACATGGCCTTAGCTAAAGCTTGCGAGCTGGACTTGGTTGCCGGTGGTGTACTACACAGGGCATCGCTTGTACCTATGTGGAACAAACGATCCAAGACCTTCGAGGCTGAGTTGTGGATCGAGTACACCGGATTGATGGACTTAGTTAAACGCTCTGGAGAGGTCGCACACTTTGCTGCCAGAGTCGTGCATGAGAACGATGAGTTCGAACATTGCTTTGCTTTGGAGGGTGGAGAGGTTCTCAAACACAAGGTCAACTACGATGACCCAGGAGAACTGAAACTCGCATACGCCGTATGCTTTTTCAAAGACGGACAGCGCCAAGTGGAAGTGATGCGGAAGGATCAAATCAACCGGATTCGCCAAGGTTCTCGCAGCCCAGATTCTGGCCCCTGGGCCCAGCACACAGAAGAGATGTGGCGCAAAACGGTAATCCGTAGAATCTGTAAGTACCTGCCGCTTACGCCAAAAACTACGGCTGTTCTTGAACACGACATAAAATCAGACTTCGAAGACAACAGGAACTTTGAAGATTTTACCTCGACCGACGTTGACGCCAAAGGCAACACGGGTAATGAAAATGATGTTATCGATGTACAGGCATCCAAATCAAAACCAGCCCCGAAGCGTGCTTCCAAGGTTAAAGACCTAGTCGAACGTACAAAAACAAACAACCTTCCAGAGCCAGAAGAAGATTTCACTTCACAGGAGAATGAATAATGTCGTTGATTGATCAAGCCTCAAAGAGCATGTCCCCATACAAGGTCATGATGGCAGAGTCTGCCAGTAAGAATGAAACACAGAAGTTCATCCTTCAACCAAATGTGTTGGTCGATATTCTTAAAAGTGAGATGGATATTCGACTCATTGACAAGAAGATGAAGAAGGAGTTCTCAGGCTATCGCACTCGCCTGAAGACTGCCGAGTGGCGGCTTGCTGGAATGTTGAACTGCGTTGATGAAGACATCTATCGAGTTCAAATCGGAAAGACGATTGAAAGCATGCTGAAGCACATCAAGCTTATCCAGCCAAATGGTGACTGGGTAATGTTGGAATACGAAGTCGATATTCGCGCCAACAAGAATGGTGACCAAGCGGTCATGCTTGCTGCAAACTTTGTTGATGCACGAAACGAACAGGACATGCGATACCAGAACGGTGTTCCCGCTGTCGATGTGAAGGTCGATGTGACGGGAAACAACAAAGAGTTGATTGAGGCGATTCAAGCGCAAGGCGGAGGTTCAGACAATTCAGAGCTCATTGCTACGTTGAATCGGTTCGTTGACTCTATGATTCCAAAAGATGCGTCGGCTAAAGAAAACAAATCGAAAGTCAAAGAAGATACCGTCGCAAAAGACACATTCGAAGAAGAACTTGGCGCGGACTTTACTGAATAAATGAGATGATAGGGCGAGACTTTTTATGGCTGAGCACTCATTAGATGACATTGTCCACTCTATTCAGTCAGCAGTACTTGCGGCGACCGACATAGCCGAGCGGCATGAACTTGACTCGATCATGAAGCAAGAGTTCTGGGAGCTCAAGGTTGACGGCGATGGAGAGCCCATAAGAGACGAGAGTGGCCGTGACATATACACACCCCGAATGGTTACGATGCGGATACCCAAGTGGGTAGACGGCAAGCTTTTTGACACCGATGTACCCGTGCCTCTCCAGTCCCTTACTACAGGGCAAAGCCTCACCGTGGACCGCCTTGAAGTTGAGATGTCAGTAGAAATATCAGGTCTTGAGGAAGGGAAAACTAAGGGCAAACTTATGATACGGCCCGGTGGCAATTCTTCGTGGTTTAACAAACAGAGCAACACTGCTAAACTCAAGCTGGTTTTCAAGGGCAGTGCGCCCCCAGAAGGTTACGCAAGAATCGATGATCAGCTAATCAAGCTGCTTCCATAGGAGTCCATCATGGCAGACACTCTCGTAAACATGTCCGATCAGTTCGGTGGCCTTCCAATGGACCAGCTTATCGGTGGCCCACTCAAGGCTGCTTGTAACGCGCAGACCCTGCTCGCCAAAGCATCGGCTGACTTCATTCAAGAAGTAGGTCTTGATACGGATGCTACCGGCAAGATAATGTCTGCCCGCACTGTGGACTTCAGCTTTAACAAGCCGGTCCAAGCTCCTGACGGCACGACTACGATGGAGAAGGTGGACTTGCAGGTTCCTCTGCTTGCCATCATCAACACTCCGAGCCTCTCGATCAAGGAAGCCGAGGTTCGGTTCACCATGGAAGTGAAGTCATCTACCTCCAGTAAGAAGACTTCCGACACCAAGGCTGACCTTACAGCGCACGCCAAGTACAATGCCGGGTTCTTCTCCTGCGATGTCACCATTCACGGCTCTGTGGCCAACCACAGTGAGAACAGCCGTAAGAGCGACAACAGTGCCAAGTACGACGTTAAGGTCATAGCTCGTGACGACGGACCCCCAGAAGGCCTCATGAAGGTTCTGGACATGCTCAACGATGCAATCGCGCCGACACAGGGCGTTCCAGCGGCTAAAAAGATATAACGGCGGTTATTCCCACTGGGTGGGGCTCAAGTCTTTTCTAGAATACGATCGAGCTTAGACACAATGTCGTTGTGGATCTTGCTTCTGGTGATCAGAAAGTCTTTAGACTTACTGTCAGCGTCGTCTCTGTACTCGTCAATCACTCGGTCGTAGCGCTCACGCATCTTTTCAGTGCGCTCGTCGTAGTCTTTTCTAATCTTGTCGAGTTGCTCTTGAAAGGACCCAACGAGACCGTCCAAACGCTTTTGCATTGCGACAAACTGATAGACAAGGAACGCAGCGAAGACCCCAAGGTGGCCGTCAGCCAACAGTGACTCCATTACGGCCTCCACTACTCAGGCTCGTCAATGAGTGTGTAGCTGAAGCTGTTGCCCCACTTGGACTTGGCCGCGTAGCAGATGCTCATGAACTCGTCGAAGTCCGCGCTGTGGCTGAACACCTGACAGCCTGCAGACCAGCGGCCTATCTGCGTTGAGGCTGACCCTGCCTTGTGGATGTTGATACCGAAGTACCCTTGTTCTTCTGTACCGACTTCAGAGTCAATGATGTCGTCTCTGTTGTCGTCCCTGTAGACTTTAACCGGGCCGCTTCTTTGGCAGAGCGCGTCATACTTGCCCTGGTGCTTGTCGATCTTGTACACACCACGATATTGACCCGGTACGAGAATGGCGGTGCCGCTCACGTTGGTCGGGTTCTCCAGCCAGTATTTGCCGGGCTCAGTGGTGCATTCCCACGTCCGGGTAACCCAGCCCTGCTCGTCTCTGAAGACAACACACATGCGGTCATCAAAGCTATTGGGCTTGTGGTTCTTGCTTCGGATTCCGATGATGTTCAGGTTGT